ACTGGCACTGGATCTGCCCAAGTTCATGAACGCATCGGACAAGGAAAAAGCGGCGATCCTGCTGCAGATCATCGGCGTGGGTGAGCAGCTGACACAAATCGAATCCGAGGAAAGCCGGCTGTACAACCAGCGTACCGTCATCGGCAGAATCGCCGACCAGAAGCAGAAGTACGCCTCAGAACTGCAGTGCTGGGAGAACGTGCCGAACACGCCGGTTTCCGCATCGGAGCTGATCGCACGGCAGCAGGAGATTCTGGCACGCAACGGCGAGAACCAGCGGAAACGGGAAAACGCTGCCCGGTATGCACAGGAGCTCACCGCTGCACAGACTGCCTATGACGCTGCCAAAAAGCGTCTGGAACTGGCAGAGCAGAACGCTGTGACTGCCCAGATGTCCGCACGGGATCTGCAGGACGAATCCACCGCTGAACTGGAAAAGAGCATTGCGGAGATCGACGCCATCAACATGAAGATTCGGGACAATCTGAACAAGGAACACGCCGAGGAAGAGGCAAAGACCTACCGGCAGGACTACGAGGCACTGACGGAGCAGATCCACACACTGCGGCAGGAGAAACAGGACTTGCTGCACGCTGCCGACCTGCCGCTGGAAGGGCTGACGGTGGAAAACGGAACACTACAGTACCACGGCAAGCAGTGGGACAGCATGAGCGGCTCAGAGCAGCTGCGAGTGGCGGCTGCCATTGTGCGAAAGCTGAATCCGGACTGCGGCTTTGTGCTGCTGGACAAGCTGGAACAGATGGACAGCGTCACCCTGCAGGAGTTCGGGCAGTGGCTGGAACAGGAGGGTTTGCAGGCAATTGCCACCCGTGTGTCTACCGGGGACGAGTGCAGTGTCATCATTGAGGACGGCTATTCTGTGGACACCCGTCCGGCACAGCCGGTGCAGACCGAGCCGCTGACACCGCCGATCATTCAAAAAGCATGGACGAAAGGAGCGTTCTAAATGGATAAACCGACTCGTTGCATAGATCCCGTCATGAAGTATTGTCAAGGGTGTCAGTATGGCTGGATTAAATATCCGGATTGGGTAGAAACATACGACGACTTGTGCGACTGTAGCTTTGAAAGTGGATGTATGTACGGCTTAGAAAATGATGAACCTACCGAAGAAGAACTCAGAGAATTTGAAGAACGGTGCACGAAAGTGAGGAAAAAGCAACATGAATTTTGAAGAAACAAACGGCATTCAGACCGGTGCCGGCGTGAAACTGGTCATCTACGGACAGGAGGGCGTGGGAAAGACCTCTCTGGCGGCACAGCTGCCGGGAGCGGTGTTTCTGGACTGCGAGGGCAGCACCTCGAAGATGAACGTCCGGCGGCTGCCCAAGCCCACCAGCTGGGAGATGCTCCAGCAGGAAGTGGACTTCGTGCTGGAATCCCACGCACAGCGGCAGTATCAGACCTTGTGCATCGACACCTTCGACTGGGCAGAACGCCTCGCCATTGCCCAGCTGTGCAGCAAGCATCAGGTCAACGGCATCGAGGGGTTTGACTACGGCAAGGGCTGGGAATACGAAGCGGAGGAGATCGGGCGGTTTCTGGATAAAACGGAACGGCTCATTCAGGCAGGAATCAACGTGGCACTGCTCTGTCATGCCATCACCCGAAAAACGTCCCTGCCGGAGATCAATTCGGATTTTGACCACTGGGAACTGAAACTGGGGAACAAGACCACCAACAAGATCGCACCGCTGCTGAAAGAGTGGTCAGACATCACCCTGTTTCTGGCGTTCCAGACCCACGTCATCGCCACCGACGACAAGGGCAAAAAACACAAGGCGACTGCCTGCAACCGTGTGATGTACACCACGAAAACGGCGTGGTGGGATGCGAAAAACCGGTTCGGGCTGCCGGAAATGCTGCCCCTGGAATATGCGTCCATTGCGTCCGTCTTCGCTGCACCTGCACCAGCTGCCGCACCTGTTCCGAAAGCACAGCAGGTCATAGAAAAGGCACAGGCTGCCGGACTGCCCACGGAAAAGGATCTGGCAGAATCGGAGCTGCTGATTACCGCAGACGGACAGCTGCCAGAGCCCCGGCAGACCGCCGAAGATGTCCAGACCCAGCACATTCTGGACGGCATCGCACCCCAGCTGGCACAGCTTATGGCAGCCGCACAGGTACAGCCGGCGGAGCTGCAGGCAGTAGTCGGCGGCAAGGGCTACTTCCCGGCAGATATGCCCGTCCAGAACTATCCGCAGGACTTCGTGGAGGGTTGGTGTATTCCGTGGTGGCAGAACATCGTGGGCATGATCCGGCAGAACCGGAAAACGGCGTGATATTGCAGAAACGTTACCTTTTGGAACAACCCCTCGGTCAGTGCTGTGCACTGCCAGGCTCAGCCCAAGGCACGTCCTTTGGCGAGCCTTAATATGTCGCCCCTGAAAGGGGAGATGTCCCGAAGGGACAGAGGGGTTACATCTCTAAAACTACACAACCTCAGAAAGGCAGGTCAAACATGAACGAATACAACACAACCGCAAATCCCCAGGGACACGAACTGGGCTGGGACGACGAGATCCAGCAGGAGAGCAGCTTTATTCTGCTGCCGGAGGGCGACTACCGCTTTACCGTGGAGAAGTTCGACCGTGCCAGACATGCCGGCTCGGCGAACATTCCGCCCTGCAGCAAGGCAATCGTCCACTTCCGGGTGTTCAGCCCGGACGGCAGCAGCGTTCTCCTGCAGGAGAACCTGTTTCTGCACACAAAAATGGAATGGAAGCTGTCCGAGTTTTTCGCCAGCATCGGCATGAAACAGAAAGGGCAGGCGGCACAGATGAACTGGTCACAGGTGTGCGGCAAGTCCGGCGTGTGCCATGTGAAAATCCGCACCTATGAAAAGCGGGACGGCGGCGGAACTGGACAGGCAAACCAGATCGACAAGCTGTATCCGTCCTACGATCAGCCCCAGACCACTCAGAACGCCCCACAGCAGCCTTGCACTGCACCTCAGTCCTCGTATCCGCAGAACAATGCACAGCCGTGGCAGCAGCCCCAGAACGCCCCTCGGGGCGGCTGGAACAGGGGACAGTTTTAAGGAGTGAAACCCCTCAGTCACCTACGGTGACAGCTTCCCTGTTAGGGGAGCCAGTATGGAAAGGAGTACGATCATCATGCAAATGCGACCTTATCAGCAGGCGGCGAGAGAAGCCGTGCACCGGGAGTGGGACGAGGGCAGAAACCGGACGCTGCTGGTGCTGCCAACCGGGTGCGGCAAGACCATTGTCTTTGCCAAGATCACCGAGGACGAAGTCCGCAGCGGCAGCCGGGTGCTGATCCTGGCACACCGGGGCGAACTGCTCCAGCAGGCGGCGGACAAGCTGGAACGCACCAGCGGTCTGAAATGTGCCGTGGAAAAGGCAGAGCAGACCTGTCTGGGAGAGTGGTATCGTGTCACGGTGGGCAGCGTTCAGACCCTCATGCGGCAGAAACGCCTTGCCCAGTTTCCGCCGGACTATTTTCAGACCATTATCATCGACGAGGCACACCACGCCATTTCCGGCAGCTATCAGGTGATACTGGATCACTTTGCCGGTGCCCATGTGCTGGGCGTGACGGCAACGCCCGACCGGGGCGACAAGCAGAATCTGGGCAAGGTGTTTGACAGTCTGGCGTATGAATACACTCTGCCACAAGCCATTCACGAGGGATACTTAACACCCATTCGGGCATTGACTGTGCCGGTGCAGATCGATTTCACCCATGTGGGGACGGCTGCCGGAGATTACAAGCCCGAAGATATTGCCACGGCGTTAGACCCTTATCTCGACCAGATCGCTGCCGAAATGGCAAAGCACTGTGCCGACCGGAAGACGGTGGTGTTCCTGCCGCTGGTCAAAACCTCCCAGAAGTTCCGGGACATTCTCTGTCAGCACGGATTCCGGGCGGCAGAGGTCAACGGCGAATCCGACGACCGGGAACAGGTTTTACAGGACTTTTCCGACGGCAAATACAACGTGCTGTGCAACAGTATGCTGCTCACCGAGGGCTGGGACTGTCCGGAGGTAGACTGCGTGGTGGTGCTGCGTTCGACGAAAGTCCGTGCCCTGTACTGCCAGATGGTGGGACGCGGCACACGGCTGGCAGAGGGGAAAGACCACCTTCTATTGCTGGATTTCCTGTGGAACACGGAAAAGCACGAGCTGTGCCGTCCGGCGTGCCTCATCTGCGAGGACGAGGAAGTGCAGCAGAAAATGACACAGCAGCTGGAGCAGCAGCCCGGCGTGCCGGTGGACATCGAGGAAGCCGAGAGCAAAGCGTCCGAGGACGTGGTGGCAGACCGGGAATCCAAGCTGGCGGAACAGCTGGAATCCATGAAAAAACGGAAGTCCAAACTGGTAGACCCCCTGCAGTACGAGATGTCGATCCAGTCCCGGGATCTGACCGGCTATGTGCCGGCGTTCGGGTGGGAATCCAGTCCGCCGACGGATAAGCAGAAGAAAGACCTAGAGAAACGGGGCATCAACCCCGATGCGGTGGAGAGTGCCGGAAAGGCGGAACAGATCCTCCGCACAGTGGCACAGCGGCAGATCAGTGGACTGGCTACCCCGAAGCAGATACGCTGTCTGGAAAAGTACGGTTTTCTGCACGTGGGCGGCTGGTCCTTCGATGCGGCAAAGAATCTCATCAACCGCATTGCCGCAAACGGCTGGCGTGTGCCGCGGTCGATCACAGCGGCGGAGTATGTGCCGGAGGTGTGACCCCTCAGTCAAGCCTGCGGCTTGCCAGCTCCCCTATAGGGGAGCCAGTATAGAAAGGGTGATTTTTTGGACACCTATAAAGACGACAACTTAGACGAACTGCTGGACTACATCGACCCGGCGGCTCTGACTTATCAGGAGTGGTGCGGCGTGGGCATGGCACTGAAAGATGCCGGCTATGACTGCTCCCTTTGGGACAGCTGGTCACAGCGTGACACTGTCCGGTATCACAGCGGCGAGTGCGAAAAGAAATGGCGGTCTTTCGCCGGCTCAGAGCACCCGGTCACTGCCGGAACAATTGTACACATGGCACTGGAAAACGGCTATCGTCCCCAGAGTGCCCCGAAAGAATCCAGAGCACTCAGCTGGGACGATTACATCGGGGAGGACTATGTGGTCACCAGCCGGAAAGAGGCACAGGACATTCCCGTGGCAGAGCCGCAGGCGTGGAATCCGGCACAGGAACTCTCCCGCTACATCGAAACCTTGTTTGAAGCAGAAGATTTCGTGGGCTATGTGACGGAAACGTGGCAGAACAAGGACGGCAAGTATCTGCCCACATCGGGCTGCTGCGACCGTACCGCCGGGCAGCTCCTGGAGGCTCTGGGCAAGTGCGGCGGCGACATCGGGGCGGTAGTCGGGGACTATGCCGAAGAAGCCGGAGCGTGGATCCGGTTCAATCCCCTGGACGGCAAGGGCGGTAAAAACGAGAACGTCACGGAATACCGCTATGCACTGGTGGAATCGGACGTACTGGACGTGGAACGGCAGAACGGCATTCTTCATGAGATGCAGCTGCCCATCGCGTGTCTGGTGTACTCCGGCGGCAAGAGCCTCCACGCCATTGTGCGTGTGGACGCTCCCAACTACGAAGAATACCGGAAACGGGTTGATTTCCTCTACGAAGTCTGCGACAAGAACGGCTTGAAGGTAGACCGCCAGAACCGGAACCCGTCCCGGCTCTCCCGTATGCCGGGTATCCTGCGGAACGGCAAAAAGCAGTTTCTGGTGGCGACCAACATCGGGCTGAGTTCGTGGGCGGAATGGAAAGATTACATCGACAGCGTCACCGATGATCTGCCGGAGTTTGAGAGCATGGCGGAGGCGTGGGAGCATATGCCGGAGCTGTC